CACAAGAACGCATTTAGCATATCCAGACTGAGCAGATACAGATCAATGCAGAGGTAACTAACAACCAGACTGCCATGCAAGAGCGTCAAGCCCTCTATGCCCACGATATAGCCCTTGGTGAAGGTGCAAGTACCTGGGTCATCAATATGAGGGCCGCAACCCGTTCAGTCATCACTTACGGGATGTTTGCCATGTTCATGTTTGTTGAGGTCTTTGGCTTCTATTACGCTTGGCATACAGATGTAGCATTTGATGTTGCTTTAAGCCAACTGTGGGATCAAGATACACAGATTATCTGGGCTTGCATTGTCAGCTTTTGGTTTGGTGGTCAGGCATTCAAAAAATGAACATCAGTGCCCAAGCTGTGGAGATGATTAAGCACCATGAAGGTGTGCGGTTTAAACCATATCGTTGCCCAGCAAAACTCTGGACTGTGGGCGTAGGCCATGTTTTGTATCCAGAACAAGGAAAACTCAAGATCGAAAATCGTGATGAGTTTCTTTTACGTCCTGAAGATAATCGTATATGGACAAAGGAAGAAGTGGATGGAATTCTCAGAAACGATCTTGCAAGGTTTGAGAGTGGGGTTATTCAACTTATTCCAGTTGCCCTTACCCAAGGTGAATTTGATGCTTGCGTCAGCTTTAGCTTCAATGTTGGTCTGGGAACATTACAGCGCAGCACCTTCCGTCAAAAGGTTATTCGTGGCAATAAAGATGCGGCAATAGAATCTTTGTTGCAGTATTGCAAGGCTGGTGGCAAGGTTTTAAGAGGCTTGGAAAACAGACGAAAAGATGAGGCGGCATTGTTTAAATCTTAAATTGTCATAGACGTTTCATACTATAGTATTTCAATGCGCTAATGATTATTCGCGCAGACACCCGCAAAGATTCAGTACAAGACAGACTTTCTGCACTTCAAAAAATCTGTTTACCATATGACAAGCCCGATGATACAAATTTTGGGACTTGGTGGATTGCTACTAAAAATGGTGTGGATATTGGTTTCGCGGGTCTTGTTCGCTCTGTGCGGTGGGTTGATTGTGGCTATCTTTGTCGTGCTGGTGTTATTCCTTCTCATCGTGGACAAGGACTACAGAAAAAGTTTATTCGTGTCCGAATTAGACAAGCAAAAGCTATTGGGTGGAAATGGTTAGTTTCTGACACAAGATTCAATCCTGCTTCTGCCAATAGTTTGATAGCTTGCGGTTTCAAAATGTTTGAACCTTCTAAACCTTGGGGTTGCAAAAATACCCTTTATTGGCGAAAGAAACTGTAATGGCTGTAAGTAATTTTTCTGACGATCAGATCGTTCAAGCAATTCAAAATAGCAATTCAATGGATAAAGCAAGTAAATTGCTAAACATTGATCTTTCATCGCTTTACAAAAGGCGCAGACGTATTGAACATAAAACTAAAAAAAAGATTGAAGCACCTCAAGCAGATGATAAAAAGCAGCATGAGCATTTGCAAATTTCATTGACTCATCCGCATAGCAATAGTCTTGGCATTTTAAACGGTACAGTTATTGTTTTTTCTGACGCACACTTTTGGCCTGGCATCCACTCTACTGCCTACAGAGGTCTTTTATGGGCCATCAAAGAACTGAAACCCAACGCCGTAATTTCCAATGGCGACATTTTTGATGGTGCTGGAATCTCTAGACACCCACGAATCGGCTGGAGTAAAGCACCTACAGTTATTGAAGAACTAAAGGCGTGTACTTTGGCAATGGGAGAGATTGAAGAAACGGCTAAAAAGGCCCGTCACAACGTCAAACTGATATGGCCTTTAGGCAATCACGATGCGCGGTTTGAGACCTTTCTAGCGGCTAATGCGCCCCAGTATGAGCAAGTAAAGGGCTTTAGCTTGAAAGACCATTTCCTAAGTTGGGAACCATGTTGGTCAGTATGGCTAAATGAATCCACTGTTGTTAAACATCGATTCAAGGGTGGTATCCACGCAACACATAACAATACGATGTGGGCAGGTACTAACATTGTCACGGGACATTTGCATAGCTTAAAAGTCACTCCATTCTCTGACTACAACGGCGTGAGATACGGCATCGATACTGGAACCCTTGCGGAACCTTATGGCCCACAGTTTGAAGACTACACAGAAAAAGGCCCACTTAACTGGAGATCGGGCTTTGCTGTGCTAAATTTCCATAATGGCAAGTTACTGCTTCCCGAACTGGTAACAACACACGGCCCCGATTCCATTGAATTTAGAGGCCGCGTGATTCCGCTTACTTAACTTCTTCCGCGTCATCTTCCACGCTATCTTCATCTTCGCCATCTTCAAAAACGATTGGATTCCACGCACCAGCCCAACCTTCTGACTCTTGGAATTCGACAAATTCCTTGATGACTTCAATGATGTCAAAGTCATGAGTTTCAATGGTAAGTTTAGTGTCAGCCAACCAACCCATATCAATTTCAATCTTGTACATGATTTCTCCTTGAACTGCGGATTGCAGCCAGATCATATTATGGTTGGCAGATGACACAATTATTTGTGTAGTTGCTACATCTAAGAATTTGATTTGGCTTTATGTTGATTGACCATTCTTAGGACTGTCTCATGTGAGATAAAGCGATGCCCATTAAAGCATTCCCTTCGTCTGACAAGTATGTTTTCCACAGTTTTTGTATGCTGAACAAAGGAGACAGCCCCGCATTCTGGGCACTTCATGCCGGAGTTATTTGTACTCTTAGGATTCATTCAATGCCATCCAAACGATTAGGCAAACTCCTCCAATGGCTAACGCAATGCCTAGAAATCCCAAGGCAAAGATTGTGATGATTGTCTCGATCACATAACCCCCCTCATCTCCCACCCTGCAATAAAGTAGTTCCATCTGCCTTGCATGGCAGGATTGATGTACTTTTCTCCATCCATTGCTAGATCAGAATATGTATAGCCCTTTGATGACATAAGGGCGTGGAATACTTCTCTTGATTTCATGTGTTTTTCTCCTCTGTGCGCTGTGGTGGGGTGACTCTTACCATGTGCTTTAGCCAATCAGCCTCAAACCACTCATCTTGCCCGTTAATCCTGACGCGTAAGTCTGTGTGATGTGCGTGATTCAGACGATTAATCAAGCGTTGAATGGAATCCACTTGAAGCGAGTTAATATTTTTGTCAGTCAACAGCCACGCCACAGGCTTTTGCTCTGGCTGTGCCAATCGTTCTTTGAGTGCGGTGATGGCTTCATTTATGTGGCGGCTTTGTGTGTAATGTATCTTCACAATGTCCAATGCAAAAAGCGCCAGCTTCATTGCTTCTTTGTCAGTCATTTTTTCATTCCTCTCACATAAACTGCAAAAGATTGAATCGTGTCCTTGCCAAACGCTAGAGTGCATTTCTCAATGTGTTGGGCGACTTCTTCAATCACTTCATTTCTTGCATCATTCTCAACATATCTCAGAATTTGATGCTTGCGTGAGCCTTGTAGACCCCAATCGCCCTGGCGCTTTGCCAGTTCATCAAAAGCCTCGTCTTCAGGTTCTTTCATCTGCAATCTCCTGATCGTTACGCTTGATTTCATGTTTGAGATATGCTAAATCAGCATAGGACAACTCGTCTGTTATGTCCTTGATTTGCAGGTTAAAGCGCATCCACTTGACTGTTTTCTCACAGTATGCAATTAAGCCAACAGAATCATCTGCTTCATGCCATTCATAATCAACTTCAATGCGGTCAATATCTGGATTGAAGTCATCGTCTACCCATTCAAAAGGCACAAATTCAATTGTTGTCATGTGTTTTCCCCATTTCTCACAGTTGTGTACGCTTTTAAGCCCCATCGCTTGGGCCACGGCTCGATCAAGGGCGGCTCCAGTTAACTTGCTCATCATTCACTCCTATCTGTTCAATGTCTTGTGCGGCAAGGAGGGCATCCAGGGCCACAGATTTAAGGATTACAAGGGCACTCTCTGGCAAGGATGGATTGAGAGCCTTGTGAGCCTCTACATCCTGCCAGAAAGCGTTTAAACGATTGATTTGTTGTTGGTTCATGCGTCAATTCTGCCTTGTCTGACAGGAATTGGAATAGGGATTTACCCTACCTTACGCATAACCCTTTGAAGCCGCCCAGAAACGCCTTTACGGGTTCCAATGACCTCAATGAAGCCTTTGTCAATCAGCGCCTTGTATCGGGCTGTGACGCTGGAATAGGGCAGAAATGCTAGTTTGGCAAGTATCTCATCTGAGATACAACCATCTGGGCCATAGGCCGCAATGGTTTCATAGACCAAGGACTCCATCTTTGTGGTGTCGATTGCCTGTGCTGCTTGATGGGAAGTGGCAGGGTCTTCTTTGCGAGATAGTTTAAACGGCGCAGTTCCAAAGAACTTTTCGACTGCACCACCAAACCAAGATTGATCTAATTTTGTCATGTTAACTCCTATTAAATTGGGGCCATAGCCCCGTGAGATTTATCAAAAGGGTTATTGAAATATTGGGGTGTTATTTTTATGCCATTTACGATGACATTTATTGCATAACCACCTAACATCCAATGGCTTTGTGTAATCATCGTGATGCCCTTCAATTTTTTCAACCGATGTACATTCAGAACAATTTTTTGGCTTTATAAGCCTTCTATCTCTTATTGCATTACTAGTTATCACATGAGATGCCCGTTTTATAGGGTATCTTTCATAATAATTTTTTAATGCTCTTGTTATTGCAATTTTCCCTTTTTCTGTTTTTGCATACTCATTTCTAGCCTGTACTCGATGAGGAAGCATTGATCTGCTTTTTTCGTACTCTCTAATTTTTTCAAGATTTTCATCTCTATGTTTAGAGACTCGTTTTTTAACGCAGTCAATGCACTTGTTTAAATGTCCATCAGCCATTGCAGAATGTTTGTAGAAACTGCCTAACTCTTTTTCGATTCCGCACTCTCTACATATCTTCATTGCTTTCTCCTAAAATGGTATGCTAGTAGTATACCATTCTAGAAAGGAATGTCCGAGTCATCCTCATAAACTATCTTTTTAGGATTAGCTGCTGGAGGCTGTGCATCCTTGGGATTGACTGCCAAGCCCATGAACTTGCCACTCTTGCCCTCTTTGATCCATGCTGAGAGCCAATACTCTTGACCATCAACAGTGATGTTGCCTTTGTAATCAGGCTGGTTAGCTGATTCCTTTTTATCGTTCTTAAACAAAACGCCAGAGTTATCTTTCTTGTCCATATTTAGCCTTTCAATGATTCGCCATGTTTCTTCAAAGCACTACGCACATTACTTGGAAGCAATGCCCATAACGCCACCTTTTCCTCCTGGTCATGGATTCCCAGGTATTCTTCATAAGCCCCAATCAAGTCATCTGCATTAATTCTGTCAGCAATAGCAATCGCAACATCTGCAATGATGTTCTGCCTATCTTTGGAGACAATCACGCCATCTGTGGGCTTAATGGTCTTCTTCTCTAAGCCAACAGTGCCATCCAAGGCATCGTGCTCCAAAACCTCCAGCGCAGCCACCCATAGGTAACGGCGAATA